CTGAATAAAAATCATCTAAAGTTTTTACAACTATAATATCATTTTCTAAATATGCAGTTAGATTAAATGTTTTAAATAAACCACTTAAAAAGTCAAGTACTTTTATATCTGGTATTTGTTGCGTAATATCAAATGTAAAAGTATTCTCAAACACATAAGTATTTGTAGAATGGGTTTTCTCATTTATAACATTATTAAAAGTATCTTCATATCTAAAGAACCAAAATATATCACTAAAAACGATTTGTACATCTGCTTCAATGTAGATCGTGTAAGTTCCATTTAAAGGGAAATTATTAATTGTAACATTACCACCACCAGATACTTCTTGTCTTAAATACTCTATACCATTTCTTTGCAATGAAATAAAATAACTGTTTGTATTACTTGTTTCAAAGGTTAATTCACTTGTTAAATATTTATCTTCTTCGCCTGTAATTGTTAATGCAGAATTTAAATCTATTTGTGTAAATGTTCCAATGTCATAATCAGCAATAAAACCATAAACAGCAGATTGATTTATGCCAGTTAGATTTTCAACTGCTCCTTTTTTTCTATGCAACCATAAATATAAATTGTAGTACGATAAATTTGTATCATTAAAAAAATCAGTACTAAACGTGATGTTATATCTGCTCTCAATTGCTCTAATTATTGTATCAATTCTTATAGCGTATTTTAACTCATCATAACGAACACCACTTATAGATTTTGAATCATAATGTAAGTTACCAGTTTCAGATTCAGTTGAAGAACTATCGTAAAATAAACGTTCCGTGTGTGTTATTAATGGCACAATTACATCTGTTAAACTTGAAGATTGTAAACTTGTCCTAACATTAGTAGAGTTATAAATTTTATTATATGCAGTAAGTTCATTTAAACTTTGTAATTTATCTTCTCCAAATAAATCTTTTAACTCAACAGTGCTACCAAAGAATGTGATTTTATAAACATCTGCTTTGTTGTTTTTTAAATCAACACCTTCAAGTTTTATTTTGCCTTCTCTAAATTGTAAATTGTTTAACTCAATTATAGCTGGTTTTTTTATCCGTGCATCAAAGCCACCAACAATATCAAAGTTGTAATAATGCTTAAATATTTTATTATTTATTTTTGTTGCTGGTACACTAAACGTTTTTGTAAAGTCTGTAAATACTTTGCCTATATCTTTTGCGTTCTGTATTGATTGCGTTATAGTTACAGATTCATCTTTAAATAATTCAACCCTTTGACCTTCGATATATAATTGAATGCTTTGCATTTATCGTATGTTGTTTATAACATTAAATGAATTTTCAAACTCAATAGCATAATCAACCAACCTATCATTTACAGATGTTTTATAAGTGATTCCTTTGCTCTTTACGTTTACTGGTATTACTTGATCATCACCATCTAAATAATTTGTTAGCCAGACTTTTTCTGATAGCAACAATTGTTTAAAAACCTCGTTGTATTGTTCACTTAAATACCCACTATTTAAAGTAATTGATTCATCTGCTGTTATGTTAAAATCTCGTTGTGTGTGTTGGCTTGTATCGTAAACACCAAAAGCATCAATTGTATTTGCTCTGTATGATTCCTTTTTAATATCAATCTTTTCTACTGACTTTTTAAAGAAAAACATATCTTGCAACGATCCAAATTTATTGACGAACGTTATTTTTTTAGGTTCAAATTTGCATTCAGATATATTTTTAACTTTTATAGATTCACCTTTTTCACCAGTTATTTTTATAACATCAACACCATTGAATATATCATCAAAAACACTTAAACAGTTTTCTGATTCAATAGTTCCACCATCTGCAACAACTCTATCTGCATAGCTATTTTTAAAATCACCTATTGATATGTATTGTATTTTTTCAGAACTGTTATCCGATGGGATTAATGTTTGCTCAAATAGTACAACACCATTTTTTAAGACTTGTATTAATAGATTTTCATCATCTACAAAAACAGGCAAATTAAAAGTTTCACCATCCAAAATAAACACCTCTCTGTTTGACATTGTTAAAATTGGAAACACTGCATTTGGTTCTTCAAAATAGGAGTAACTATTAAAAGCAATTTCAGTTGTTGTTGTTGCTGACAAAATACCACCAGCAATATCAAATGATGTTATTTCAGCATTCACCCAAACTCCTTGACTACTATAAATACCATTAAATTGAACATCAATAAAATCAGATATTAATTCTGCAACCTCAAAAGTTGCAGTACTATTTATACCTTTTTTATTTAAAATATAATTTGGTGTTGGTGTTTTCTGGTTAAAATTGCCATCCCAAATGCTTAACTTTAATTCAGCAGAAACCAAACCAGATGCCGATATTGTATAAAACTTTGGACTTCTTGCGTTAATTATTTCCATTCGTAGTTGATTTTATTAATTGCTCAACATCTAAACGAAATGCTGATACGATATCTTTATCTAAATTTTTAAACGCTTTCTTAAATGGTTTGGTAAAAAACATTGATGGCTTTATACCGTTCTTTTTTATCACTTGTGCCAACATAAAACCAGTCTGTTTGTGTGATACATACCTACCTTTTTTATCTCTGAATTGAACCCCTCTACGCTTTGCCCATTTACCAAATGTTTGTGTATGGTACTCCATACCAACAACATTTGAACTCTTTTTATAAGAAAAGTTATCAAGTGATTTACCCTTTTCAGTTCCTTTAACACCCCTATCTTGAAAAACTCCATATTCTTCCATCATGAACTCTAAACCAAAACTATTTTTAGAAACATTCAGATCATACTTCAAAGAATTGTACAACTCTTTTGTATCATTTTTAGAATACTTTTTACCACTTGTTGGCATTCCTTTTGTTAAATATGTGCGTGATTGTTTTATCACATACTTTGCAAATGCGTTAAGTTCTTGCTGTACATTCTTTAACATATCGATACATCGTTTGGAATTAATACATCAAAGGTTAAAGACCAGCCAGCCATCTCATTTTCAAACCTATCATAAAAAGGTTCAAAACTTGGTGTGCCATCTAATTGATAAGCGTTCTGGTGCAAATCTCCACCCCTTAATACTTGAACCAATTTATTTTGAACTAACAATTGCGTGTTCAATATATCCTGTTCATTGTTATTCCCTATAAATATATCAACTGTTTCTTCTTTTGAAATATTCACTATATCCATTGATAAAATAGATAGGCTAAATCTTAAAATATTATCCTCATTATTTACATTGTTTACCATCAAATGTGATAAAGGAAACATTGTCTGCTTACTCAAATCAACTCTTGTTATATCACCAGTTGTAACAGTGTTTACATTTGGATCTTTTAACAACTCATCTTTGATGGTCTGCATCACTTCGTAAAATCCCCTCATTAGAATTTGTTTTTAATTTGTTGCTGCTCTATCTCTGTTTTTTCTTTCATAAATGATAGCATTGTAAATGTTTGATTCACATTTAATTTAGTGATATCTTCAAATCTTGTAACATCTCCGTTAGCGAGTGCATAGATGGAACTGTACCATCCCCATTTTGAATTGAAGATATCTGTTTTTGTATATCCTCGCTCACTTCCTGTTGCTGTAAAGAGTGTATCATATCCTTCGACAATTCTCTGCCTAAATTGTAGAAAAAAAAAAGGGAACTAATTGCATAACCTAAAGGCATTTCTTTCATTCTTTCAGCGCCTTGTGTATTATATGGCATAATATTATACCTTTTGTTTTTGCTGTCCTTAATTGGTCTATAAAGCACATTCATTGCAACGTGCATATTGTCCCAATCGCTTACAGAATTATCTAAATCAATATATTCACCTAAAGACATTTCTTCTAAATCTGGAATGAATCCAAATGCTACATCGTTAAGTTTAAATTGTTCAGTATGTTGTGGTGTGATTTTTAACATTTCGCTGATGATATCCACAATTGATATCACACTTGACATTTTTAATTTGTAGCTATCTGATAAAGGAATACCACAAAATATTTCAATCATCTTGGCATTAAGAAAGTTGCCCTCTGGATTGTTTTTTGATACTTTTAAAAATTTCTGGTACTGTCCTAAAGTTATTTCATTTAGGTTCGTAGGTACATTGATTTCAATTTTCATAATTATATAATGAAAAAAGAACCCTATTTTATAAAATCACCTAATAAAATATTTACCTCTGTTTGGCATTTGCAATTGTGATGTGATTGAATACCTCGCAGCATCGATACAATGGTTAAAAGCATCAATAGGTTTATTAATGGTGTTGCCCTCTCTGTCCTTCATCCAAATATAACTTTGCAACTCTTTAATTAAGTTGGTACTTCTATTTGTAATGTATATTTTATTTTGATTAATTAAGTTCAAACCATAAACAATTGAATCTTTACCTTTTGTACAGGGCAATGTATTATGACCTAAATATCTTAACTCTGCAATTGATTTAGGTTCAGCAGAATCACAATAGATAACACAATTTACATCGTGTGATTTTAACAGATTTGATATATCGCTGTTAAGTAGTTTCTTCTGATATATTATTTCATCAAAGATATAAGCATCATTATATTTATAAAGGTAAACTAATGTAGTTGGATCGTTTGAGTAGCCAAAATCCATTCCAGCACATAATAATCTTGCTTCTTCTGGTAGTTTAATTTCTCTCCATTCTGGAATACAAACACCAGACAACGAACCCACTTTACCAAGTCCGTAAACGTTCCACCAGTTGCGCCAATATTCAGATGTTTTACCTTTTTCTTTTGCTGATTCGATATCATCCACAATAGTCTGTGGCAATGCTTCATTATCTTTATAAGTTAATGTGATAAAGTCTACATCTTTTTGTGCTGCTACTTCTGTATGACCCCAAAAGTTTGATGTTGGGTTAAAGTCAATCCATATATCTCCAGATGTTCTAATTGCTAATTGATTGTAAGAATCAAAAGTAATATTATTTGCTTCATTTACATACAATACGTTCCTTCTTGCACCTCTTAATTTGTCTGGTTGTTCTACTGAAAAGAATTCAATATAAGAACCATTTGTAAACATATATTTTAAAGCTGATCTATTCCAATTTGCATCTTTGAAACGATTTGTAGATATCATAATTTTAAGAAAGTCTTTCATCGCTCCCCTTCTTAAATGTGGGATTGATTCAGATACAACAGACGTTTCTAAATTTGGTGTTCTGATACACCTATCAATTAATATTGGTAATATGCCAAATGTTTTGCCAGCAGATGTACCACCTTGAATAACTTTCTTTCTGTTCTTTAATGCGTGTAACTTTCTTATTGCTGTTGTAGTTTGGAACATCTACAAATCAAATAAAGGCTGTTCAGATGTTAAATTGATATCTTTGGTTTCTTTAGGTTTACCAGCGTAGTAGTGATAAAACAATTGCACATATTTAAAATTACCAGATTCAACACCTTTCTTTAAAGATTCAAAAGCCATAGGTTCTAAAGGTGATAATCTTTCTATCATCTTAATTTCTTCTGTTCTTGGCTTTCTACCTCCTTTATTTCCTATTGTACCACCGTTGTTTTTTCTCTTATCCATAATCAGTTTAAATTCTGTTAACTAATTGTATAATACTAAAAACACCTTTTTTTATTTATCAAAGTGTTTATTTAGTTGTGATATCCATAATCTTATGATCCTTTTGTTACAAGTACACAGCTTTTTATACTTGTGATTAAAATGTTTAGCGTGTAATTCCATCACTAAATTAAAATCTGCATAAGTAATTTTTGTGTTAATTCTTTGCTTTGCTTCGCTCCATTTAACAGCATCATTTACCATAAATCTATCTCATTTAATTTCTTTTGCCTTTCATCGCATCCACAATCATCACCCCAGATTTTTTTTACAAGGAATTTAATTCCTGTGTAATATGTTATTCTTTCAATTACATCACCCACCTTAAACATTTGATTGTTCTTATATTATCCTGTGATATTGTGTATTCAAATTCTCTTATTTCTTCTTCTGATATACAACCTTCTAATTCTACTTCATTGTAGTATCTATAAGATATATTGAAACCAGAACCATCTGGTTTAGTTGTAAATATTGTTTCGATAGATACTTCTTTACAACCACAATCGGGTATATATTCTTCTACTTCATTTGACGAGCAATTAAATAGAGTTAGCACTATTATTAAACTTATTATTCTTTTCATATTATTTTCTGCTTTAAGATTGTTTTAACTTTTCTGTAAGTGTTATATATTGAGTGATAGCTTATGTTTGTTTGTTTTGATAGTTCTGTAATAGAGCAATCATCTTGTATGATATTATAAATCTTTTGATCGTACCAATGTAATTTTTTTAGTTCTTCTTCAACCAGTTCATTCTTTTGGTTAAAGTCTAAATACTCTGCTGTTTTTATATCAACCACCAATTCTAAAGATGTAGTATTTTCTTTCAATTGTTTCTTTTTTAGCTGTAGAAAAGATGTCTTTAAGCATTTGTAAATATAGAAATAGTTTACATCATCACCATAGGAAATATTTAACCCTTTGTTAAGCATTTTACCAATGATTAAATACATATCACCTACAATGTCTTCAGCTTCTTCTTTAGTAGCACCAAACTTTTTTGCTGTGTTAATCCATTTGGTATGGTAAGTATAAATCTTTTCAAGCATTTGGGTAAATATACTAAAATAATTTAACTTAAAGTAAAGGTGTTGATAAGACCTCATAACTATTTATCCTTTACAATCTTATAAAATTCAACTAATGCGTTTTCGTATCGTTTTTTTGCTGTGCTATTTGCATAGACTGAAACAGACAAACCAAAGTACCCAGCAATATCTTTATTAGATATGCCGAGTTCTTTTTTTAGTTCTTTAATGTTCATTATGAAATGAATTTTTTATAGTTATAATCTAAGTGCTCTATTACTGAATCCATATGGTTGCACGTCATAAACCCTTTTCCATTTACAAAAGCAACGGTAGAAATTCTGGCATTATCAAAATAAGTTCCAGCTCTTTTATCAGAACTTCTCACTATTTCTTTTTTTACCACTTTTTTTAATTCAATAGTAAAAGAATTATTAGCTATTGTTATTTTTTTAGTTTCTAATGTGTTTAATACTTTCATTATATTGATTTTAATTATACATCAAAGGTAAGCATAAACTTAATACTGACCAAATAAAAGTAAACAAAAACTTAACTTTTACGATATTCTCAATATTATTTAGATATCATTGAATATAATTTAGTAAAAACTTCTGCTTGTGCATCTATTGATGTGCTAAATACGGTTGTACCAATTTTAATAAGTTCATCGTTTTTATACAGATCTACTGTTATTCCTTTTCTACTTCGTATTAAGTCTATTTTAAAGCCTTTGCTCTCGCATACGTTGGTCATTGTTATAAAGTCCATTATTCCCTATCTATTGTGGCATCAAAGCCAAGATTAATCAATTCTTTTAAACGATATTTTTGCAGTTCAGAAACAGGTGTTTTCACTCCCTTTACTTCAATGAACTTAATATCGTTAGGCTTTAAGGCTAAAATATCTGGTATCCCTGTTTTGTTCGTGCTAATTAGTTTCAGCACGTAATACCCTTGCTTCTCTAAATTCTTAATTATTTTTTTTTGATGTGTTGCTTCGCTCATTTGTTTAGTTTTTTAATAGGGCAATCTTCAAGCCTTTACAAGCAATTAACTCTCACGCTTTAACTCTGACTGTCAGCCATTGCCCTATTGGTTTATAATTTATAGTCCACAATAACCCGAATCGCACTCATTGAAATCATCGTCGAATAGTTCTGTTTGTGTTTTCCATTTTATTATTTGCTTATAAGTCAATTCACTTTTAAATTTACTTTTGTTTGTTTCTTGGTCTGCAAACCATTGCATTTTATTAGGGTGTTTGTTGTGCATCTTTTTTAATAGCAAAGGACTTCGCCACCAACAACCCACACAATTATTCATAAAAGCAAAACGAACATCTTTATCTTTCCAAAATTCTTCGATAGTATCTTTATAGATATTATCAGTTATTAATGGAAATTCTGGCTTACAATACTTATAAGTACCCCAAGAATTGCGACCATCTTTTAACTTCGTGAATGTAGTTTTAACAGATGTTAAACCGTTCTCGTCTGTTTTATCAAGCATTGTTTTCGCTCTTCGTGTTTCGTTTGCTCTATAACCAAAACGCATAATAACAGGTTCTTTTATTACTTCATACATCCAATGCAGAATTGGTAATGTTTTTAATTCAGTTGTGCAATACCTTGCAATTTTGTTAGGAAGATAACCACCTTTGTACTCAATAGCACCCTCAAAGGTTCGACCACTTACCCAATCTATTTTAGAACCTATAAACTGTTCTAAATCTAACATTGTATAAATTATAGCATCTTCTTCTAAAGTTCCTATAAACTCTTTTCCTATCCTATCAGATACCATTTGCCTAACCTTTGCATCTGGAAATAAACATTTTTTATCATCTGTTCTAACTAAAGAAAATACATTGTAATCGGCTGGATAATTTGCAGCTATGTAACTTGATGTTTTACCACCAGATAAACTATTTACTGTTTTCATAATGTTTTGTAGTAAATGATTTTTTTTGCAAGACTTGTTTATAAATTTTCTCCTCAATACCACCTTTTGAGAATATCCAGAACACATCATTAACACTTCGTTCTTTGGTTGTCATACGATCACGACTTTGCCAATAAGAGTTTGCAGAATGATCTATATTAAAATACACCAAGTTATCAGCCATTTTTAAACTGATACCCTCACGACCAGAAACAATCTGCAAGGCAATGTTTTTATCTGTTGTATTGAACTCCTTTAAATCTGTTGTAAGTTCATTTCCGTACACCTCTTGTAATAGTTTTAGTTCTTGCTTGTACTTGTAAAAGATTCCTATTTTTAATCCCTTAAAACGATCCTTTATAAACTCACCTTTTGATGTATCAATAGTTGTAGCTGTTCCATCTTCTAATTTAATTGTACCACTAAACAGCTGGTGAATTTTTTGCATCATTTTTACAGGAGTATCTGCTAATATTACACCACCGTTTGCACCCTCGAACACTTTGTCTTTCTCTATCTTCTTTACCAAATCATAAGTTACTTGTTTCATTGGAACGGTTAAAACGTGTTCGTTTACTTTTGATACAAAACCAGCTTCTTTTTGTGTGAACGATATAACGTGTTTAGATATAACTTGTGTTATTAGATTCTCGTTTGCTTTACTGTAATCGTTTACATCAAAACCGTTGATTTTCTTCTTGGTTACGTTTACATAGTTTTTCGCCCATTTATAAAAAGACTTCTCAATAAAAGGAGTAAACTCACTGATCCAAAACTGATGATATATTTGTGAGAATGACTCTGGTGTAATTGTACCAGATAATAATATTAGTTTCTTATTACCAACTATTTGTTTTATCTGTTTAGTTCTTTTAGATGGTTTAGGAAACTCACCTAAATTGTGGCTTTCATCTAATATTATTAAATCATAATCAGCAGCATTTATTTTATGCACCGATTCATAATTAATTTGCATCATTTCAAAAGATGGATCAACTAAATGGTAATCATTTAGGATTGTTTCTGATATGATAACTTTCTTTTTAGTTATAAACAGAACAGACTTTGCACCTACTTTATCAGCAGTTAAAAAAGATGTGATTGTCTTGCCTGTTCTTACTTCAAAAACCAATGCAACAATTTTTGTTGTGTTTAGAATCTTTGCAGCTTGTGATGATAAACGCTCTTGATACTCTCTTGGTTTAAACTGCATCGAAC